TTTTTTGGTAAAGGTGGTTCTAAAATAGAAGCGACACCAACGCCAGAGAAAGAATCCGGTGGTGATGCAAATGCCTTTCTAAAAATTATTGCCAAAAACTTCATGTCCATCCATTTGATGGCTCGTGACCTGAATGTTGCCAGACAAAATTCAATAAAATTAGTTAAGTTAGAAGGCGGTGAATCAACCAATAAAGCAGATGCACAGTTTTTGAAAGCCGATGAACGGGAAGCAAAACTAGAGAGTGAACGGGCAAAAGAACAAGAATCGAAAAAGCCCACTCCAGAAAAAGCAGCTGGGGCTAAAAAACCAAAAAGTTTCATGGATAAAATCATGGATCAATTTGGCATCAATAAGATTATTAAATCATTCACCAAATACTTTTATTTGGCAGGTATCATATTAATTGTTTATGACTTATTTAAAGAATCGTTCACAGAATGGGTTGGTGGTTTATGGGAATCAATCAAAGAACAATTTGATGAATTTGTAAGTGACTTTAAGAAATGGTTTAGTGATGTAGTTCAACCTATTATTGATAAAATAAAAGAGTTTATACAACCAATTATTAATGCAGTTAAAAAAGTTGTTGATGCAATTAGTCAATGGTTTGGTGAAAAAATAGATTTGTTTGCTAAAGAGTTTCCACAAACATTTGCCTTTATCAAAGGAGTTATTGATAAAGTAACCGAATATATCACGAAACTTAAAGAGAAACTTAAATTTGTAACTGACGCATATGATAAAGCCAATGCAAAATTAAAATCTGTTACGGATGCCATTGCAGAAAAATTAGGTTTAAAGAAAAAAGAAGAAGAAAAACCTAAACCTAATCAACCTACACAAAGGTTAAAGTTAGACGAAAAAGGTCAGTTCGTACCGATGACCAAAGAAGAGGTTGACGCTGAGAATAAACGATTAGCATCAAAAGGTATTCCTCCACCAGTTGTCTATCCAGTTACAACTCCTCCAGCTACAACCAAACCAACTAAGTTACCAGAAAAAGTAATACCTTCCACTCAACCTCCATCTCCTGCCGCACCTGCATCACCAACAAAAACACCAGAACAAGTTGCACCACCCGCAGATAAAAAACCAGAAGGTGTTGGCTCTGGTGGAAAGTTTTCAGATGAAGGTTCTTTTGTGGGTGCATTAAAACCTTGGGCTGAATATGTATCTAAAGTTATCGGTGGAAATGTCCCGCCTTTTGCTATTTTGGGACAATGGGCAGGAGAATCGGGAACAGGAAAAAGTCTACCTGCTGATTATAATTATGCAGGTATTAAAGCTGGCAAAAAATTCGAAAAAGGTGATTTTGTTTTAACTGAAGAACGATACACCGATAAACAACTTGAAGCCGCTAAAAAATCTGGTGAAGATTTAGAACGAGTTTTGGGTCAAGACGATAAAATGAAAAAATCTGGCGGTCGTTTAGTTACCGTAGATGAGTGGTATGGTAAAGGTACTTGGCAAAAAACAAAAGATGAAGGAAAAAATTGGGTTCAAGTTAGAAGTTATTTTGCTAAGTTTAAAGATTTAAAAGACTTTGCGGATAGTTTTGCGGGATTCATAATGTCTCCAAGATATGCAAAAGCAAGAGAACAAAAAACTGCTTCTGGTTTTGGTTATGAAATTGCTAAAGCGGGATATGCTACAGCAAGTGCGGAAAAATATAGTGCTAAGGTTGCAGCTTTTGATTCGAAATATAGTGGATCGCAAGTTGCCTCCGCATCGACACAAGTAGCTGCAGACCAAAGGCAACAACAAAAACCAACAACACCAATTGTGGTTAATGCACCAACCACTAATAATAAAGTTGTGAATAATACGCAAGTGGCCCAAGCTCCTGCGCCGAAAGATACGGCAACTAATCTCGCTGCCAGAGCGACATAAAAAAACCCGGCATAAAGCCGGGTCAAGTAATTAAAGGACTAGTTAATTACTTTGTTTCTGCTAAAGACTTAAAATAATCCAAATCTTCGTCATCTACTGAAGTTGCTTTATCAATTACAGATACATCATCATCTTTGAATGAAGAAACAACATTGTCAGTTGCTTTGGTTCTAGGTGCAGCAGGTGCGCCATCGAATCCAAGAACTTTATCGAGGCGTGTTTTCAACTGCTCATATGACTTAAATTGTTTCTTCTCAGAAAACTCTTTAATGCCAAATTCACGCTTCCACAAATCTTCAAGTTTAGCATCATCACCTTCAAAGAGTGCAGACTGGTCAGCAAACTCTGATTTATCATAATTACGATAACCTTCAACATTACGAATCTTCAACTTGAAGTTAGCACCTTCCCACATATCAAATGGGTTGATTGCTTTCTCATCAGCAAACTCAGGGTTCATTGCTTCTGTAATCTTATCAAAGATTTTCTTACCAAACTTAAACAGTTTGATTTGACCTTCGTTTGATGGATTGCTTGGGTCAGAAATGACCAAGATATTGGCAATGTAAGAAAGTTTGCGTTTCTGTTTACGAGCAATATCTTTGTTTGCTTCAATGCCAGAATTCCATAATGTATTGTTATGTTCACAAACTGGACACTTATCGTTTAGAGTTGTGAGACAGTTATCAATGAACCAACCGCCTGGTCCTTGAAAGCCGTGTGAAAAAACACGAACCCAAGGAAGGGCATCATCACCATCAGCGGCAGGTGCGGGTAGAAAACGAATAACGGCCATGCCATTACCTGCTTTATCTACTTCGGGTTGCCAGAATCGGGTGTCATCTTTTGAACCAGCCTCTGCATTAGACTGGGTAGAAGCTTCAATCGCTTTGGTGAGTTTGTCCAAATCGGTACGATTGCGCTTTAGGTTTGCAAAACTACTCATAGTATTTCCTTTCGTATAAACGGAGTATTAACGGTGTATAAACAACTTATCCACATATTCATAATATAACAGATATTTAGTCATCATGCAAGCAAAACTTTCAACTTTTCAATAGTATCGCCGATATCCTTGTGATGAATACCGATACCACCTGCTTTGTTGAATGCCTGAATAACATCCAAAGTATCATCTATCAATACGATGCCCTTACCTGCATAATCTTTCTTATGCTTACGACCAGGCACCACATTTGGTTTAAAAGCAATTCCTTGTTTCTTCAACCAAATTCTTTTTTGTTCTTCAACTTCTGTATGGTATTTTTCACCACCAGAAGAAGTAAGAATCTCAATTTCAATATTAGGAATTGATTTTACAAATGTAATCAATTCTTGACCACCTGGCCACCATGAAAGAAATTCGAAACCTCGCTTCTCTAAAATGAAGTCTGGCCATTCGTTTGTCCATAGTTTCTTATCACGGTTCTTCAAAGTCTCTGGTCCATAATGTCCAGAGAAACCGCCTTCGAAATCACACAAGACGCCATCCATATCCAAATAAATCTTTTTCATTATCTAACCTTAAATAATCTTTTTCAATAACAGTTTGTATTTTACTACATCACTTGGTAGAAATGAGGCATACTTGATAATCTTTTTTCGGTAGTCTGGCCAACGAATCGTATCGGTAATCTTTTTATCCCACATAGGAATAAAACCAAGTATCTTGGCAAGTATGCATAGAGTTTCAATTTCAACTTCTCTGCGTAATGCCTTTGTTAATAATACCGGGTAATCACCTTCAGTTTTCAACACCGAATTTGGATCATCACAACCTTCAAATATCGTCTTACAATCATTCTCAAACACATAGGAAAGACTTTGGAGAACTTTCTTTCTGTGTCTGTATCTCATCTCAGCATCTTCTGTCAACAAGTCTCCTACCCACGCCTTATCATCAACCACAAAGTTAGATACAATAAAGGTAATCAAATCATCTTTATCGGTATACTTGCGAGATAGTTTGTAAAAATGGTACTTGTCTTTACGATTCTCAAATGTGGTAACACTAATATTAGACTTACCATTGTATTTGAAAAAATCATATGAATCTTGTGAGAAATGAAGTTTTAGTGATTGGTACAGACTAAACGCTTCGTATCCTGTCATAATGGTAAACGAGAACCTTTTTCTTTCATCATATTATTGTCCATTGCATTACCTTCAAGTTTTGATTTTAAATTGGCATTCACTAATGTTGCCGCCACTTCAATTTCAAGACCCGTTTGTTTACAATGTTCAACGATTGCTTCGATATAATTATAATCCGTGTTTGCAACTAGTTCTTCGATTGATTTAGCAAACTTGGCCATTTCGTCTTTTGTTGGCATTATTTCCAAGTGCCTTTCGGACAATTATCATCATGACAGCTATGCGACTTCATTACATTTCTTGGAAGTCCACAAAGTTCACAACTGATTGTGATTGTATCAATACCGCTAGGCATACTAATACTAGGTTGACCTGCACCATAGTTCACAGTATAACCTGCGCCAGTTGGTGCAAAATTCACTTCAACATCTTTGGTTGTAATAGGACCTTTCATCAACTCATTCACAGTCCAGTCCCAAGGTGATGTATTTTTCGGTCTATTTGCAACACCGTAATCCATCTCATCATAAAGTTCTTGTGCAGGTTCAAACTTAGGTGATGTATATTCGGCAGTTTGTTTTGCGAACGGCCATTCAACATCATCTCTCAATGTTTGAGTCCAATCATGCACAGGTTCTTGTGGTGTATCATATTCGGGTGTATGCCACTCATGTGGTTCTTCAAAATCATTTACATAATCTAAAGTGCCTGTTGGGTGAAAACCCGAACCACGAATAAACATTTCAAAATGTTGTAAGATATCTGGAAGATAATCAGCGCTAAATTCAACAGTAGTTACTGCATTAGCACCAGAGATATCATCTATTTGTTTAAAAATATATTTCATTATTTCACCACCGATTCATAAAGTGTTTCAAATTGTTCATGCACAGCAACTTCTTCATCAAAGTTCTGTTTGTGATAAACCTTAACCAACTTCGCAACCAATTTCTTAGGTAGTTGCATTTGTTTGGATGTCTCCGTAATGCTCTCACGAATAAAATCTTGTTCGCCATCGATACGAGTTAACGAATCGGAACAATCTTTAATAATCTTAAATAACTTCTCACGGTCTGGTTGAGAAAGTTGATTAATCGTCAACTGTTGAACTGCCATAATATAAACTCCTGTTAAAAATTATTTTTTAGCGATTGTCGCTACATTGTGTGATTGTGCCGAAGCGGCAAATGCAACACAAATCAAATCATTGCTGCTTGCATATGAGCATCTTACTGATAGTGGGTCGATTCCTTTTGCAATTGCAGAATCAATATTTTTTGCCATCAATGTTTTATCAGTTACATAGTAATATCCTAATCCTACAACTGATGCTAGAAGAACTAAAGTTAAACAAATAATAAATGTGGAATCTAACTTAAATAAGTCTATGTTTTTCGTATTCATTAACTCTCCATACCTTTTCGTTTGTAAAAAATGTGTCTACCTACCGTGGTTGTGTGAATCATGTTAGGCCATTTTGGATTAACATAATCTGCATGATAGAATAAGGCACCCTTTGATGGGTCATCCATCTTCTCATAATTAGCATAAACATATACTGCTAAATTTCTAATATCATTATACAACGAATTAGGCCTATTTGTCAAGACCTGTCCTGTCGATATTGCCTTGGCTTTATCTTCACAATACCAAGAAAATTGGCAAGTGTTACCGGTCTTTTGTTTAACAACACCACAAATGTTGTTTTCAAAGCGACCGCTATTAACACGGTTCAAAGTAACAAAAGCAACGGCAATTTTACCTTCATCTGATTCATGCCCTGCTTCAAAATAAATGTTTTCAGCCAGACACTCAACCTGCGTTTTAGCATCTGCGGTTAAATTATTATAGTATGCCTTGTATGGCAAATTTCTATTTTGGTCTACCATCAAAAAACTAAATGTAAAAATAGTTACAATGGTCACCAATGTGATGAAAATGCGAGCTCGCATAATTTCTCCTTAATTAGTTAAGGATTTACGGCCAAAGAAGGCCGTAAATCCGATCCCGTATCAGGTGGACTTTTTGATTGTCTTTTCTTGTGAAGAATTGGGGATTTGTTGTGAAACGAAACCGTTCAATGCGTTTGCTTTGGTGACGATTTCACTTTCATTTGGGAAGGGAGGGAAACCTGGATGGTCTGGTACTGGTTGGCCATTCAGTTTAGCATATTCGCATTGTGATGCGTATTGATTGCTAATTGATTCACGCTTTCCGTAGTAGTCATCAGAAAGCATATCCTTCGCCATTTTTAGAAGTTCGAGGCGTATTTCGAACGGTGTCATGTTTGACATATAAAACTCCTTTGTGTGTTTTGTGTGTTACTGGCAATAAGTGTGTGTAGCCAGTTACTTATTTATGTTACCAATGTCTTATAACACTAGCAATAATGAAAAAATTCGTTATGATGTATATTAACACAATTAATGTGCGTATTGCGGCAATCTTATCAGATTCGCAATCATTTGTACCTTCTTTTTGACCGAGTGCCTTAGCCCACAATCTCCACATCTTACCACGCCCAACTCACGCAAGAATACCTTGTGCCTTTTGTTACTGGTTGAACTCCGTGTGGAAATAAAAATAAGGAAGGAAATACAACTGCTGTGCCGGTTTTAAATTTGATTTCTTCGTCACCCCACATTATGAATTCACCACCTTCATAATCATCATTTAATACTGCAAGAAAGGTCATTGTAGGAATACCTTTTGCTTTACCATCAAACAATGAATGAATATGGTCACAATGTAGTGCCATTAACCTATCTTCACTATATCGATTGAATCGAACGGCAGAATAACCTTGCCAAGAACTAAACCATGAAAATTCTAATTCATTGGTATACTTTCGATATGCATCCCAAATTCTCTGCATTACATATGGTTGCGTGGATATATTACCACCTTCGAAAGAAACATCCAATTCACGATTACCACTTTGTGTATTATATGAACCATCAGTAGCATTATAGAATGTATGTTGTTGCCAATTTACATTGTTCATTTCACTTATGGTTTGTTTACACTTATCGGCATCTAACCAATTGTCGTAAACTTTAACATAAGACCTTAAATCTTTATCCATAATCAATCCCACAAACCTTGGTAATACTTACCAAACAAACGGAATCCATTCTTCATTCTATCTTCAACAATTTGCATACCATCGTAATCGCATTTATATGTATGATTTGGCCCATCTCTCATTTGGCTGAATTTGTGTTCACCTTTTGGTACTTCGTTGCCGTCTTTGTCAACAGGCACCCAAAGTATATCCATGTCACCAGAACGATATGCATCATGCCAAGAATCATCGACCTTGTGTTCAAATGCATATATCATTTCATCGAGGACATAATCCCATCTTTTGAAATGGTTGTCATCGGTGTCCCATTCGTTTTCTTTTGGTGGTGCAGAAGTCGATTTCAATTCGTCTGGTACATCTTCATCATCAACGAAAGGCGCACCATGTTTTGATTCTTTCAATTGTTTCAACATTGGGAGAATGATGTATGACAATGTATGATCCATTGACCAAGTATCCCATCGGTCAATTTTTACATAATCTATCTTGCGGTCAACTTTACTCCAAACCCATTGAATTGCTTTACTAATAGGTAGAAGGCGGTCTGACCATTTCTCAACCCATTCAGGATGCTCAATGTATTTGTATTTACCCTCAATTTCATCTAATGCGTTTTGGATACTTTTATTGCGACTACATTTAGACCAATCTGTCCAAAAGAACATATAATCTAACATAGTGTAAGGACTAATCCAATGGTCTTTATAATTGTTAATGTAAACTTTCACTCGACATTTTCCTTATATGATTTAAACTTATCGTCATTACGAATATCCGAAATTCTTTTTCGGCCGGCGGAATTACCCAACCATCTAAGCTGGGTACACATGGTACATCTGCAACTTCTACGGGGTTTCTTTCTTTTGAAATTTGCCATGATTTACCTCTAAATTTGTGGATGGTTATTCTGTTACGAGGAAACCATCCGAAACCCTAGGCTACAATCAAGCGGCCAATGCGAACTGTGAGTCGTTTGCGTTTACTTTTTTTTAGTTTTTACACCTGCTCTGGTGTGCTGTCCACTCTGTTACTTGTTGCCCTGTCGAAACCAAGTCAGCCCCATCAAAAAAAGACATGGACACAAACAAAAATTAATAAAAGTATAACTACTATTATATCAGGTGTTTTCATGTCTTTTTTTGGTGGAGCTGGGCGGAATCGAACCGCCGTCCAGAACACTTTTCTCTTTGCTTCATACAACAATTCAATAAACAATTATATCAGAGTTTATTTAGTGTGTCAAGTGGTATTTACCAATGTACCGATTTGTCATA